CATCAGAAGGAAAGCCTTCTTTAGTACCTTTTGATCTTAAAAGAAGAAAGATCACAACTTTAAGAAATAAAGTTTACTTCGACGACCAAGAGTCTTCAGTACCGAAGAAATTAAATAAAGTCATGGACTTCTCCGCAACCAAAGGCGGTTTTATGAACTAAAATAATGAACAAAAATCAACTAAGAAAACTAATCAGGAGTACGGTAGTTAACCGTTTTAAATCAGCAGCAACCAACAAATATCAGGAATATAAAATTCTGAATGAGGTCCCTGAATTGATTCCTATCTTAGGTGATTTGATGTCGGAAGACTTTTCTAAGTTTGTAAAGAACATCGACTATGTAGCTCCTAAACCTCCTACGTTTAGGATTATACTTGAAAATGATTATTTCTTCTACCTAACAGATATGAAAAGATCTTGGGTGGCAGAAGTGGAAGGTAAAAAATACTACCTGCTTAATCTTTCAGAAGAAGAGAGAGCAATGGCATCGATTGCCCGTATGTTAAGATACGCTAAAAAATCTGTAGAAGGTACAGCAGACACCGAAGCAGCATTTGATACCGGGACAGATACCGGAGGAGGATTTGATACCGGCACAGAAGAAGCCGGAGGAATAGCTTCTGAACCTGAAGTACCAGGAACGGAAGAAGAATTTGAAGCATAATGGATATACTAGAAAAATTCATAAGAAAAGTAGACTATAAGTTCCCAAAAGGGTATCCTGATATTAACAATCCGGAAGACAGAGTTCTACTAGAGTCGATTGTACAAGAATTAACAGGCAATGTACAGCTTAATGAAAACACTAATACTCAATATGATGAAGTGATCGCTAATAAGCTTTTTGGGGATGTTAAAAAAGTGGCAGATATACCAAAACCGAAGAAAAAATACCAATTAGGCACAGACGGCTCAGTTGACCCGGATGATATGGAGACCTGGAAAGAACTCTACCCAACTAAGCCGCCAAAAGCAGGACAAGGAATTGATACTGCTGGATCACTTGGAGCTGGTAACGGAGAAATAGCATTATACTGGTTATTAAACGGCTCCGGGTATACGGTAGAAGACGGAAGAGCAGGTGAAGGACCTGACTTAATTGTTAACGGAACTGGGGTAGAAGTGAAAGCTTACGGAACGCCGACGATTACACTAGGTCGATTTGGTAAGGACTACGATACTAGAAAGAAGTTAGGGTATGTTTTAGGGCTAGATGTATTAATTTCAAACCTAACAGGTGAAGAAAGAGCCCCTTCTATCGATTCTTTTAACGAAAAAGAACTAACTAGGGGTTTTGACACTATGGCTAAATTCTCAACAAATAATAACCTTAGAGAAGCAAGCAAAGAGTTTGACCTTATTAACGATATCTACAGTAAGATTGATACATTATTAAGTGAGCTAGAACTCGATCAGAAATTTGCTCCAAGGGACGGAGCTGCAGCAATTCTTAGACAGCTTCTATACACTAAAGCAGCGAAGAAACCAGGGTTTGGAGGGTATATAGTGGATGTATCAGAAGGTGGTAAAATAAAATACAAACAAGTAACTAAAGAAAAATTAGAAAACCTAACCTCAGATGAAATTCTTAAGTATGTCTCTACAAACGGTGCTGCTCTTAAGATAAACCCAGATAAATTATTTGGATAAAAGCCAAAATACTCTAATATTTATACTATATGTGCAGCTGTGGATGTAATACTTGCGACCTAAAAGCTGTCTTATTAAAAGAAAATAAGCACAGGCAGATTCTCTCTGAGAGTCTCACTTATCATATTGATAATAAAATCGCAATAACAGAAAACGTGTACCGGTATGGATCCAATCGCTTTTTAAGCCTTTGGAAAGAAGCCCGGTACCTATACGCCCGTAACATCATTGATGTATCTGAGGCAGACGAATCCATACTCCTGGAAACCCACCTGGGTGAATATGGACTATTTGAAGGTCAGAAAGTACCTTTAGATCTACCCCAGCTTGAGGAAGCTGAATATCAGGGTGAAAAAGTAGAACTAGGAAAACCTAAAAGAGGCGGTTCTAAAAAATTCTACGTTTACGTCAAGGATCCTAAAACCAAGAAAGTAAAGAAAGTATCTTTCGGAGGCACTACCGGTCTTAAGGCAAAGATTAATGATCCGGAAGCCCGTCAATCATTTGCCAAAAGGCACAACTGTGATAAAAAGAAAGATAAGACCAAGCCCGGCTATTGGAGCTGCCGGCTTCCAAGATATGCTTCACTCCTTGGATTAAAAGGATCTTATAGTGGATTCTGGTAAACTACATAAAGTACTAAAAGAAGTCTTAGAAGAAAAGAAGCGTGATCGCTGTCTAAGAATTGCCGACCGTAAGTACGATAAACCTTCTGCTTATAAATCAGGAGCAGTAGTTAGATGCCGTAAAGGAGATATCTGGAAGGATCTTAAAGAGGATGAATCATTACATAAATGGTTCTCTCGGAAAGGAGCCAAAGGAAGCACTTCCGGATGGGTAGACTGTAATGCACCCGACGGTAAAGGCGGATATAAATCCTGCGGTAGGCAGAAAGGAGAAAAAAGATCTAAATACCCAGCATGTAGACCCACCCCGTCCGCCTGTAAGGATAAAGGAAAAGGAAAGACTTGGGGTAAAAAATCTAAAAAATAACATACCTATAAACATACTACTATGGAAAATTTTGATTTAAAAAAGTATTTAATAGAAAACAAACTTACTACTAACAGTAAATTAAATGAGTATTCAGACTACGAACCCGGCTCTATTGCTCCTGCAGATTTATATTATTCTGATAAGCACGGCAAATTAGTTGCTTTGGATGATGTAGATGATAAATACCATGATAGCCTTAAGGGTTGGCTTGTAGTTAGAAAAGGAGATAAAGTACCTCATCCTGAGGATTAAGGTAAAGGTAAAACTTGGGGTAAAAAATCTAAAAAGTAAGTGGTTTTAAATGCAAACATTCCATATTTTAAGTGTCTGATTAGACGCTCACACTATACTCACAACCCTGAAGACTCAAATAAATACGATCCAGCCTACGCTATCGGTATTCAATCTGTAGGAGGTAAAATACTAACCTTTCACGTTTTATCTGATTTCGGAATGTTAAGATCAAGAGTTCCAATCTCAGAGATCTTTATGAAAGAACCTGTAAAGGATGTTCCTTTTCATTTTAAACAGTTATGGGATTGCTTTTCAGAAAACGTCTCAGTAACTAAATACTCTTTTTTAGATGGAAATAAATGTAAGGTTCTTCTCCGAGATAAAACCTGGGTATGGGCACGTTATATGTTTACAGTAGATTGGTACGACAACCCATTCTCTGATGAACCGACTGATTATAAAGCCGGTCATATACTTCAGGCAGACGACGGGTATCTTCTTTGTATGCCTAATAATAGAATATACTGGAGAGACTCTAACTGGGTAACAGCAGACTTTCCTGTTGACCCCAAAACAATAAAAGTTGATAAAGAACTACCTTCTGTTGAATCAGTATCGGATAAATGGATAACTGAAGATACAGACTCATACTATTACGATATTGACAAAACCGTATAACGATATAGAAACAGGACCGGATTATGTTATCCGGGAATTTACTGTCGATATTGACCCTATTGAATTATTATGGCACCGGGACAATGAAGACCGGACAGTGGAAGTAGTTCAATGCGGTCAAGGATGGAAGCTTCAGTTAGATGATGAACTACCTACAATCTTAGAACCAGGAACGTCTATATTTATATTAAGACACCAATGGCATAGAGTTATAAAAGGGGAAGGTAAATTGGTTGTAAAAATAATAAAAAATGAAAAATGTTAAAGAGTACTTTGTAGTTATTTTAATTCTTATCTCTGTAGCAGGAACTCTTTTTCTCGGAACTAGATACTATAAAAAATTTAAAATCGTAACAGTCGATACTTCTTTTTATGACCGTCAGATAGACTCTCTAAATAATATTATTGAGTTAAATAATAAAAAAATACAAACCCTAGACTCTCTTAACGGTATTCAAAAAACTAAAATAGCCGGATTAAATTGGAGATTAGAGAGTCTAAAAAACCAAGCAGATAAAAATAAAAAAGACTATGAAAATAAGCTCAATTCTCTTGATTCTCTTTCTCATAACGACCTCACCGATAAATTCACAAATACCTTCCATTGATACAGTTGAATGTTCGGTACCTTGTTATACTCTGAAGAAAGCCCTACAGGTTAAATACCGTGCAGATTATTTAGATAGTCAGATGTTGATCGTTAGGGATTCTATAGGTTACTATAGAGGTATCATTAGTTCTATGGATACTATGATAGAATATAAAGATACTCAAATTGCAGTGCTTAGAGACAGTGAAAAACAATATAAGAGTAAGATTAAGGTAAAAGACGATCAAATAAAAGCTGCGTTAAAGAAAGCCCAGATAGGATTTATAACCGCCGGAGCAACTTTTCTCTTTAGCTTATTAATTTTATTATGAGTCAAGACTTAAAACAAATAATAAGGCAGGAATTCGTAAGATGTGTAGCCGATCCGGTACACTTTATGAAAAAATATTGCTATATTCAGCACCCCCAGCGTGGTAGAATCTTATTTAACTTATACCCTTTCCAGGAAAAAGTATTAAGTCATTTTAAAGATAACCCGTATTCTATCATTCTAAAGTCTAGACAGCTTGGAATATCAACTTTAGGAGCCGGTTATTCACTATGGCTGATGCTTTTTCATAAGGATAAGAACGTATTAACCCTAGCAACCACACAGGCAACGGCAAGAAACCTGGTAGCAAAGGTGCAGTTCATGTATGAGAACCTACCTTCCTGGTTAAAAGTACCATCGGTCGAGCATAATAAGCTATCTTTAAGACTGGCCAACGGTTCTAAGATTCAAGCCAAGTCATCAAATTCAGATTCAGCACGTTCTGAAGCTGTATCCCTGCTCTTAATTGACGAGGCAGCCTTTATTGATAACATTGCCGAGACTTGGGCATCAGCTCAGCAGACCTTAGCAACTGGAGGAGGAGCAATCGTACTATCTACCCCGTATGGAACAGGAAACTGGTTTCATCAGACATGGGTAAGAGCTGAAAATAAAGAGAATGACTTCCTTCCTATTAAACTACCATGGTATGTACACCCTGAACGTGATCAAACCTGGAGAGAAAGACAGGATGAACTACTAGGAGATCCAAGACTGGCAACCCAGGAGTGTGATTGTGACTTTAGTACATCCGGAGACACGGTTTTCTACGGTGAATATATGGAATTCTATATGAAGACCTATATGAAAGAGCCTTTGGAAAAAAGAGGAGCAGATCAGAACTTATGGATCTGGGAACCGGTTGATTATTCCAGAAGTTATATGGTAGTTGCTGACGTCGCCCGTGGAGACGGTAAGGACTATTCAGCATTCCACATATTAGATATAGAAAATAACACCCAGGTCGGTGAATATAAAGGTCAAATAGGGACTAAAGAATTTGGTTTACTCCTGGTTGCAATAGCAACAGAATATAATGAAGCCTTATTAGTGGTTGAAAATGCATCTATAGGATGGGCAGCAATTCAGACTATCTTAGACCGGGGTTATAATAACTTCTACCATTCTCCTAAATCAGGAACATTGACGGCAGAATCTTATTTTAATCAATACGATATTAATTCTAATATGACTCCTGGATTTACTATGAATTCTAAGACCAGACCTCTAATCATTGGTAAGTTCCAAGAAGCCGTTAATGAAAAGGCAGTAGTTATTCAATCTAAGAGACTGATTGAGGAAATGAAAGTCTTTGTCTGGAAGAACGGACGGGCGGAAGCACAGTACGGGTATAATGATGACCTAGTAATGTCGTTCGGGACTGGGTTATACGTTCGAGATACGGCCTTACAGTTAAACCAGCAGGGTATTGATATAACCAAAGCAGCCCTAGGTAACATCTCATCTACTAAAACACCCTACCAAGGAGTATACTCACCATCAGACACTAAAAATCCTTATCAAATAGATAATGGACAGGGTGGAACTGAAGATTTCACCTGGCTTCTTAAATAAATTAAGTTGGCCTTTTTAACTATTTATACTTATATTATTAAGACGTAATGGCAGATACCGGCATATTCTCAAGACTTAGACGCCTTTTTTCAACCGATGTAGTAATTAGGAACGTCGGAGGCGATCAATTAAAAGTCGCTGATACTAACCAGATTCAGATGTCTGGAGAGCTAGAAAATAACTCTCTAGTTAATCGATACAATAGAATCTACACCACATCTCCATCCTCTTTATATGGATATCAGAGTAGTTTTAACTACCAGACCTTAAGAACCCAGTTATACTCAGAGTATGACGCCATGGATACTGATGCTATCATTGCATCCACTTTAGATATCCTGGCAGAAGAATCTACTTTGAAAAATGATATGGGGGAGGTACTTCAAATCCGTTCTTCGGATGAGAATATCCAGAAGATCCTTTATAATTTATTTTATGACGTTTTAAACGTTGAATTTAATTTAAATTGGTGGATCAGAAACATGTGTAAATATGGAGACTTCTTCTTAAAATTAGAAGCTTCTGAACAATACGGGGTTTATAACGTAATTCCATTTTCTGCTTTTAATATAGAAAGACAGGAAGGCTTTGATGAGAATAATCCTACAGCAGTTAGATTTAGATATGACCCGGATGGTCTGGCAGCAGACACTTACGGTTACTTTAGAGGTCCAAACCAGGAAACAGGTAAGGATATCTTCTTCGATAATTACGAAATAGCACACTTCAGACTTTTGACTGACGTTAATTTCTTACCTTACGGCCGTTCTTACTTAGAGCCTGCAAGGAAATTATTCAAGCAGTACACCTTAATGGAAGATGCAATGCTGGTTCATAGAATAGTAAGAGCTCCTGAAAAGAGAATCTTCTATATGAATGTCGGCGGTATTCCTCCAAATGAGATTGAGAACTTTATGCAGCAGGCAATCTCTAAAATGAAGCGTACTCCTTATATTGATAATCAGACAGGTGAATATAACCTAAAGTACAACATGCAGAATCTTATGGAGGATTTTTATATCCCTATGAGAGGTAATGACACCAGTACTAAGATTGATACCCTAGGAGGATTACAATATGACGGTATAACAGACGTTGAATACCTTAGAGATAAGCTATTTGCTGCCTTAAGAGTACCAAAAGCATTCCTTGGATATGATGAAAATCTACAAGGTAAGGCAACCTTGGCCGCTGAAGATATTAGATTCGGTAGAACCATTGAAAAGGTACAGCGTATTATGGTTTCCGAACTTTATAAGATTGCTTTTGTGCATCTTTACATTCAGGGTTATAGAGACGAATCACTAACTAACTTTGAATTAGGTCTAACCACTCCTTCAATCATTTATGATCAGGAGAGAATTGCTTTATTAAAAGAGAAAGTTGATCTAGCAGCTCAAATTAAAGATTCTGGTATTCTTCCAACGGATTGGATTTACGATAATATCTTCCACCTATCTCAAGATCAGTATGATGAGTATAGAGACTTGATTCTTCAAGATAAGAAAAGAGACTTTAGAAGATCTCAGATAGAAAATGAAGGAAATGATCCTATGGAGACTGGAGAGTCTTATGGAACTCCCCACGATATAGCTACGGCTTACGGTAAGGGTAGGGTGTATG